CCTAGTAGTTTCGTTAGAGACACCACCTGCCCAAGCCGTAATAGGCTTATAGAATCTTTTGCCTTTCCACCACTCAGGATATATCCCTGTTAGGTGATAGGCCATCTCAGCCGCACCACAATAAGATTTACCTATTCGGTTAGCCGCCATCAATAAGCGTTGGTTATTTTCAAACCCTGTGGCGTGGAAGTCTAGTTGATACGGATAGGGATCATAGAAGGATATCTTCTCAAATCTCTGTCGTTTCTTTAACTCCTTGGCTAGTTCTACTGCTTTTTCTACATCCATTAAGGGCTATACACAGAGTTAAATAAATTTATTTTTTCCGCTCTTTCTTTTCGATCTCGTCGATTATACTCGTCAATAGCGGCATTAATTCCAAGACCCCCAAGTTCAGCCGCCGCAAGAGGCAAGCCAAATACATCGCCCACAACAGGTACTGCTTGCAGAGCAGACAAAGTTCCTAATACTGGTTGATCGTTAGCGTAGTAGTCATCTGCGGCTTTTGCCGCCATACCATACCCTGCTACTGGCAATGCTTTTGCAAGTGTTTTTGTTACAGGATTGTTAATCAAAGGCGATAGATTCATTATTGAACGCCTAACTATGCCCGGATCTTTCGGGCCTAACGGTGGTCTTCCCGTATAACTTGGATCAGCGTGTATTTTTTTATGCGCTTCTCCTGATATTATTTCAAAATCATTTTGATTAAATGTATGTGGATAACCTTGCCCAAGTTCATATTTGTGATGATACACTCGTTGAGAATTTTTATCTATTTGCCCTTCGGGTGTTCTTAATGTAGTATTAAGCATTTGCTTTAACTGCATTGGGCCTTCGGCTTCAACTTGTTCAGCAGGGGTTAAACTGTCAAACCAATTTCTTCCTCTTGCTCTATTTTCTGGAGATGGTTCTTTATTTCCTTCACTATAAGCATATTCTCTAGCCTTGTGATTTGATATAGAATCTCTAAATGCTCTTTGTCTATCACCTGAATCAACCAAAATTGACATAGAAGAGTCCATGTCCTTTCTTAATTGACTTAGTAATTTTGTGCTTTTCTCGCTTTGCTTTGTTGCGCCGCTTACAATATCCATCCCATCAGATATGGCGCTATCAATTAAACTTCCAAAATTTTCTCTTACGATAGGGTGAGATAATACATCAGATAATTTTTTATTACCCCCCTTAGAATTCTTTAATATTTCATCAGATTCTTCTGGGTACGCTTTTGATATAAACTTTCTTAACTGATTAAGTTGCGTGTTATGCGGGTTTGCTTTTTTATTACTGTTATGCTGTATAAATTCTCTTCTGTCTTTTTCTGTTATATCTTCTATTTTTTTCCCAGTTCTAGCCGATATTGCTTCATCGTTTTTTCTTATATTCTCTATTTGTTTTTGCTGTAAAGCAGATTTTCTTTTCCTTTCAGACAGGGGAATAGGTGGGCCACCATGCTTTCTTATTAGTTTATCACCTACTCCAAGAGCCTCCTTTATTTCAGGAATAGAATAATGCTCTACCTGTCTAAGCCTGTATATTTCTTTTTGTATTTTAGGGTCAAGTGGTGGAGTGGGCATCTCAATTCAAAGGCCCAATAAGGGACTCCAGTTCCTGCTGTAACTCTTCTGTGGACTTACCCTCTACACTGGTGACGGTCTGCTCTACTTTGTCTGTAGGCTTCATACCTGCCCTGTCAAGGATATCTTTTACCGCCCCCAATTTTACAGACTCACTTTCTGCATTGTTCATCAAATGGTTTAGCATAGCAATAGCGGCAGGAATAGAATCCTTAATAGCCTTCTTTGTTCTATCCTCTATCTCTTTAGCAAACTTGTTTTTTAGTTCGTAGCCTCTTTGCTTGGGGTGTGAGTAACCTGCCACTTCAGCGGCTTTAGCGGCATTTCCATGCATACAGAACTGTTCTACAAATGTCTGTTGTTGCTCAGTCTTCATTGTAATTTAACAGGCCTCCTGCTCCCGCTCCTCCTGCTCCCATTTGGGCGACTCTTCTTGCGGCAAACCTGCCATATTCCTTTGCACCCATAGGGGCTTTATATCCTGCCATTTCTTCTGCCACCTTTCTTTGTGCATTGGTTAGTTTAGCGGGTAAGGACTCTCTAGTTTTTGGAGTTGCGCTTTTTTCTGATTTAGGTTTAGGTTCTGTTTTAACCTTCTTCAAATATTCTTTAGCCGCTTGAACCTTACTTCTGGAGTGTCTAATATTTTTATTTCTTAATTTAGCAAACTTATCTACTCCCCAAGGTGGAAGAACTGTAACAAGCCTGTCATAACCAAGAGGTACAATACCCATCATATCATGCTCATCACTTGTAAATATGGTGTATTTTCTGTCTGGGTTTACTTTAATAATAGCGTTTGTACCACCCTCTACAAATCCTGACCCACGATAACCAGATACCTGTATCCATACTCCGTCATCTGTGGTTTTTATAACCTTGTATGCGGGGCCATCTGCTGTTTTAGAGGCGGATTTCAAAGCGTTTTCCAATGTGGCTATAGATGAGAAATCTCCATCATTAGCGGTCAGGACGGCATCTAAAAGTTTTCCTTGGTCTGATGTTATAACGTCAAGGTCATGTACACCTGTAGATTTTGGCCCCCGATTTTTCTTTACCGCCATTAAAGTTTTTTCATCTAGAGGGCTTTTATTTATTGTGCTTTTCCAAGTATTAGAAATAATATCGTAAGCCTCTTCCATAGTTTTATCTGAGGCTTGCCTACCTATCTCAGTTCCTTTCTCTCTTATGGACTTAAACTGATCTGGAGTGAAATTTTCTATCTTGTGATATACGGCATCTTTCCACTTATCAATTAATGGAATATTTGCACCACCCTGTTTTCCTATAAGAAGATTATATCCAATCTGACCAGATACAACTTTTCCTAACTCACTATATCGATCCATGTCTACATCGGATAGTTTGCCACCGCTAGATTTATACAGACTCTCTAATTGTTTCATTTCATCCATAGAGTCTGCAACAATCTTTTGGGCACCTGATGTTAAACCTGCTACGTTAAAATTTGCACTTGCTTGTGGGCTAATGTACTGCTTTAGTGCGTTTACTAATGTCTTGGCACCTCCAATAGCAACAGATGCTGGTTTCCCTTCACTAGAATAAAAGCCTTTGAGGTAGTTAGGTGCACCCCCCGCTATTTTTCCCGGCTGTGGGCCTAACAAGTCATACGCTGATTTTGCAACATTTTTAGCCGCACCCTTTAAAACTCCTATAGTTGGTGCAACAACGTCAACAGGGGCTAACATACTGCTATCTGGCCTATCCCCCCCAAGAAAAAATAGAGTCTCTGGGGAAGTTCTCCTGCTCATACCCTCATGGTATTCTGGCCCATAAATTCTTTTTGACTCGTTTTCGTATGCTTCTATTTCTCTACGCTTTTGTTCTTCAGCCAACCTGTCTAATTCTGACGCACCAGTAGGTAGCCCAGTATAAGGAGATATCCCCCTATGATATTGCTGTACTTGTTCTAGTAGAGAATTAGCCATATTAGTGTTTTCTTATAGAGGGTATTTTACCCCGATGGTGAGTGGAGAGGACATATATCGATACATCTAGAAAAAAAAGGGGTCGGGGGGTTCCAGTTTCGTCTGGCGTCGAATTTTTGTAGTTGGGAACCATAAGCGACGGTTGCCGTTACCCTTCAATAGTCTGGGGTTTAATTGCGTCAATAAATAGCGGGAAAGTCTACCTTCTATTAGTAGCCAATAAAAAGCCGATGCTTTGGTCGGTGTGTGTGTGAGTGTGGGGAACATTCAAAACACCATACACCTACTCATTAACTTAGTTTATACCCCTATAAATTCTTTATGATTTACTGTCTGCTATTAGTATGATCTAATCGCTAACACTTAAACAAACAGGGAATAAAACAATGAGTATGGATTTAATTATGTTTAATTTGTTGGCTATTTGGTTCGGTGTTGCGTTTGGTATATTTAAATTTACGGGGATTATCTAATGTTAAAATTCAGTACTTATAAAACGACTGGCGGGCTTAATCGTTACGCCGAAAATAAAGATTTTGAATTGGAGTTCATTATTTTGCGTAATCCAACGGGGGATTATGAGATGCGCGAATATCAATATGGTATATTAGAAGAATACAAATATTTTGATAAACTGGCGGACGCTATATCGTGGGCTAATCAATGCAATAACTGGCTTGTGGATTGCATGATATAAACCCCTTTTAAATTAACCCTTGTAGCCCGCTATATGCGGGCTTTTGGGGTGAAACTAACCTAATGGAATATAACAATGATCCAACAAATTAAAATCAGTAAAATGAGTGGTAAACTTGAGGGAATAGGCGCTATCAATACCGATACCACCACGAATGATTTTTGTATCCGTCAAAAGTCTACAGATACTATATGTGGCAAGTGTTATTCTCACAAAATGCTAACCACGTTTAGAAAAAAGTGCGTTCCTGCCTTTCAGCATAATAGCGAATTGATGAAGGATTTAATCGATTGGGATTTGTTGCCTATCATTAATCAGGCATATTTTAGATTTAACGCCCATGGGGAATTGATAAACCTTAATCACTATAAAAACATCATTAATATTGCGAAAAAGAATCCGCATTGCACCTTTGCACTCTGGACGAAACGAGCGTCAATTGTGCGTCAAATATCAGACGTTCCCAGTAATCTAATATTGATATTCTCCAATCCTCGAATTGATAAAGTTATTGGAGTGCCTAGGGGATTTGACAAGGTTTTCAATAACGTGAATAAGGATTCTGGAATCAGTGAAAACTGCACTGGTAAAAAATGTCTGGATTGCCTTATGTGCTATAAAAAAAGCGGATATCATGGTTTTAAGCATAGCGACAAATACGGAACCAACGTCATAATCGAGGCGGTAAAATAATGAAAAAACCAATCTTTAAACACGATTGCAACAAGTGTAAATTTATTACGACTGATAAAGTAGATAGAAGGTTATCAGACGTTTACGCTTGTGGAGATAGTCTAATCTTAAGGCATAGCGATACCCCTAGCGATTACGGATCATATAGACTTGGAACCCCTGAATATTTATTCATCGCATGGGGTTTAAAGTAACTTAGAATAAAAACTTGAAAGGGTTTTTTTAG